AATGTAAATGCTGCGAAGTTCCTAAGAGATACCGCAGGGCAGAATCCGGCACAACAGCTACAAGAAAAAGAATTTGCATACCGGAAGAAACAGGACAGAGAGGCGAAGAAAGCCGAAGAGGATGGAGGCATGACCGGCGGCACGCCAGTTGAAATATATCTGCCAGAAAAGGAGGACGAGGACGATGAGTAACATCAAAGTCATACGGCCACAGAAAGGACCGCAAGAGAAATTCCTTTCAACAACAGCAGATATTGCTATTTACGGAGGAGCCGCAGGAGGCGGAAAGTCATACGGATTGCTGATTGAGCCTTTGAAGAACAACAAAAGGTTTGGTGCTGTAATATTCCGACACGAATATAAGCAGATATTCAACCAGGGCGGCTTGTGGGATACGAGCAATGACGTATATGGAGATATAAAGGGAGCCGATGGAAGATACAGCGCAGGAATGTGGAAATTCAGAAACGGTATGACAGTCGCATTTGACTATATCAACCGGGATGATGATTTACAGAAATGGCAAGGTTCGCAGATAACCATGATAGGGTTTGACGAGCTTACCCATTTTTCCGAGAAACAGTTTTTTTATATGCTATCCCGAAACCGAAGTGTTTGCGGAGTAAAACCATACATGAGAGCAACTTGCAATCCAGATGCGGATTCGTGGGTTGCTGATTTTATTTCATGGTGGATAGACCAGGACACCGGCTATCCGATAAAAGAACGCTCCGGCAAGAAGAGGTGGTTCGTCCGCATCAACGAAACTGTTATGTGGGCTGCCACAAGGAAAGAGGCTGTACAGATTGCCCTTGATGCCAATATAGGCGAGGAAGAGGCAGAAACAATGCCGAAATCTGTTACATTCATTATGTCCACGTTGGATGATAACAAAATTCTGATGAAAGAAAACCCAGGATACAAAGCGAACCTGCTAGCCTTGACGGAGGTTGAGAGAGAAAGACTTCTCCGGGGAAACTGGAAGATTAAGGCAGCCGCAGGCTTGATGTTCCGCCGTACAAAGGCAAATATGCTGGAAGAGATACCAACAGACGTTATCAAGTGGGCGAGAGGTTGGGACCTTGCAGCCACATCAGAGGATGAAAAAGGCGACCCGGCATATACAGCCGGTGTTCTCATTGGCAAGAGGAAGAACGGACGATATATCGTAGCAGATGTTATCAATAAGCGGCTAAGCTCGGCAGATGTGCGAGAGATTATAAAACAGACCTGCATAACTGACAAGGCGAAGCATAAGAGAGTCGCAACAAGACTTCCGCAAGACCCAGGGCAGGCAGGAAAAGACCAGGCGCAGAGCTTCTTAAAACTCTTAGCCGGTTTTACAGTCAAGTGCATTCCTG